GATACGTTTGGACCAATGTGGATGGTTGACACGTTGCTTGACGCTCGATTCCCAGTCGGTGTTGGAGCGTTTGCGGCGAGTGGTTCGGTTGCTGTTCTGGGTACGGCTACATCCACTTCTGTCGTTGGTGAAGATAAGCACACGCTGACGGTTCCAGAGACTCCGTTCAACGAACACACGCATGGTGTTGCTCAGTTGATTGCTCCGGCGAACGACGATTATTATCTCGTCAACAAGTCGTGGAGCGGACTCGGTTCGTACCCCACACAGATCCTTCAAGGTGCTGCTGGAAGCGGTGGAGGCGGAGCTGGCCCAAGCATTACGACTGGCGACATTGGAACCACTAGCGCCGACAAGACTGGCAACGATACCCAGAATGCTGTCGGCCACAACAACCTTCCTCCGTTCTACGGCGTTTACTTCATCAAGCGAACTGGCCGAGTCTATTACACCAAATGAAGCTAATCGTTCAGGACATTCGCTCGACAATCGCCCGTGTAGTCGGCGTCTGCGTCGATGACCCTCGCGTTTACGACTACATCAATCAGGCGTGCCGACGGCTTCTGCACAAGGGGTTGTGGGCAGGTGCGTACGGACGCTTCACCATTCACACGGTTGGCGGGTGCATCACTTGGCCGCGTCATATCGAAACCATCGAGTCCGTCGCTGATTGCTGCGGCGTCGGAACGGTTCGCAATCAATGGTTCGAATTTCAGGAAAGCGGATACGGATTGCTTGGAGAGAACAATGGCGGGTGCGTCGGCAAGCAGCTTGTGGATCGTGGCACCGTGGTTTCTTACCGCGACATGTCCGGCGAGACGAACAGTTACATCCGAGTCTATCCCGGTGACGCTTCTGACGTTGGCAAGACCATCACTCTGCAAGGTGTCGATCAGAACGGGCAATGGATTCGCACACTGTCCGGTGGCGTATGGATCGACGGCGAGAAGCTGACTCTTGCTCTTCCGTACGTTCAATCAACTAAGAAGTTTATATCGCTGACCGGCGTCATTCGTCAGGCAACTAACACGTCGAGCCGGTTGTACGAGTACAATGCGACGACCTTGCTGGAGCTTGATCTGGCAGTTTACGACCCTGATGAAACTTTGCCGCAGTACCGCCGCAGTTACCTGACGGATCGTTGCAACAACGACGAGGACAAGCCCGTCACGGTCATGGCGAAGATGCGCCATATCAACGCGACGAGCGTCAATGACTACCTCATTCCGCCGAGTCCTGATGCCATCAAGCTGATGGTCATGGCGATTCGTAAGGAGGAGAACGATTTGATTCAGGAAGCAGTGGCCTACGAAGCAAAGGCTGTTCAGGCTGTGCAAGAGCAGACCATGCAGTACCTAGGCGACGCGGTCGCAACGATCCGAATGGTCGGCGTCGGTTTAAACGGCGGTGGATTCTCCCAATGGTTCTAAAACTCAATATCGACTTTGCGCTGGAAGAGGTGACCCCAAAGAAACTGGAGTTGCTTCAGGCTGTATTTGACGCGCACGACATGGCTGCTCGGAACAATCAGAACGCCAGTTCCGGCGCTGCGGTGAACGCTTTCTTTGGTAGCGCACAGCTAACCAACGCAATCGCTTCCGCTATCCTCACACTTGGCGATGCTCATGGTCCGATTGGTCCTGCTCGATTCGTTTACGAGAAATTCGACGAACGATCTTTGAAGTCGGCCATATTGTCTGGCATGAAAATTCCCGGTTTCGGGAACTCGTTCTTCAAGGACAGCATCGACCCAGCGTGGAGTCGGGTGCGCGAGATTATTGAGGTGGACTTCAAGAAGGCGAACGACCGCATCAATCAACTTCATGGCTGGATGAAAGAAGTCGGAAAAGACGTTCACCCGAATGCGGCTCTTTACAGCGCAGTGATTTGCAATGAACTGGGAATGATTCACGGTTCAGAGTCGGCCATCTTCGTGTTGGCTCGAACAGCGGCTTGGACATCTTTGTGCATGAAAAATGAACGGTAAACTCTTTCAAATCTGCGGGTTGCCACGATTCGGATCGGCATTCATGTCGGTCCTTTTCTCGTTGGAGACTGATTGTATTGGCCTACATGAGCAGGGTGCGACTGACTCAAACTGGCAGAAGTCGATTGAAGATTACCGGAACCGTTACAGGTACGTCGCTGATTGCTCGACCTACGGATATCTTCCGAAGGCTGTCGTGCATGATTCGGTCAAGGTGTACGTCAAGAAGGACGCAGAATCGTCTGCCAAAGAATGCACCGAGCGATTCGGTTACGAGGTTCATTTGCCTTCAGTCCAGATGCTTCGCGAGTACGCTGACAAATGGGCGGCATCGCATAGCGTGATGACAATCGAAGAGGGAGAACTTTTTAAGGTGGATACTTTGCGTCGGATATGGGTTCATTGCTTCCATAACGAGCGAGCTTTTCCTGAGGAAAAGGCCGTTCGACTTGTTACCATGAACATCCAACGTCACGAACCTGAAAAGGTGTTCTCGATTGAGAACGGCAACCGTCTTGTGAAGGAGGTTTTTTAATTTATGGGAGCTATTCTAGGTGCAGCAGCAATTGTTGGTGGATCAAGCCTTGTTGGCGGACTGCTGAGTAAAGGAAGCAAGCCGAAGGTTCCGGCGTTCAAGCCGATTGATTTTGCGGCAGAACAGAAGCAGGCGATCCAGCAGAATATTGGATCGTTGGAATCGGCAACCGAATTAGCCACCAAGACGACCGCCGCCGAACAGTCACAGCTTGAGGCACAGCTTCGTCGTGCAATTCCCGGTTATGACCAACTGATTTCTCAGGCTGGAAAGAACATTGGCGCGAACTTGCGTGGCGAGGTTTCTATGGACGTTCAGTCGCAGCTTCAACGCTCTGCCGCCGGACGTGCGCTTGGCGGAGGGTATGGCGCTGGCTCGGGTGCTGGCAGGAATTTGGCTGCTCGCGACTTTGGCCTGACATCGATGCAGATCCAGAATCAGGGTCTTTCCCAAGCTCAGAACTTCATCCAGCAGCAGCGGACGTTCGGAATGGCGCAGCCGTTCTCAATCAGCAGCATGTTCATCACTCCCGGACAGCGAATTGGGGCGATGCAGCAGCAGCAAACCGCCCAGTACAATCGCGACATGACCGCCGCTCAAGTGGCGGCAATGCCCGATCCTACGATGGCAGCGTTTGGAAGCGCGATTTCTACGGCTGGCGGAATGTACGGCGGGGCGAAGATGCAGCAGGGGATGGGGCAAATGTCTCAAAACCTTTACTCAACGCCTTCAGCAGGATCTGCATACCGTGGAGCTGGCATTGGAACCGGCTCGGACATGCAATACACCGGAATAATCCCTGACGCAGGTTAATAATTTTATGGCCGACAACACTCTCGAAGCATTTCAACTAGGCGCAAGCCTCTACGACCGCGCACAGACGCAGAAGCGGATGATGGAGCAATTGCAGGTGCAGACGGCTGAGTCGCTGCTCCAGCGGCAAGGCATGGAGATTCAGAACAAGATTCGGGACAATGAACTCGCTAGTGGAATTTCTGAACGCGCAAAGTTTTCCGCTGATCTTCCTAAAGTTCAGGCTTGGCAGTCTGCGTATATTCAATGGAATGCTAAAGGCGATCCGACCGCCGCTTTCCCTGCTCCTCCTACAGATATTCAAAGTGCAACCGGACTAAAGATGCTCGGCGACATGAGCGGCCCAGTTATCCAGTCGCTGCCAATGATGCAGAATCGGTTTCTCCTCGAAAAAGCAAACACCTCGCAAATGGCAGTTCTAAATAAGGAGATTGATTTTCTTAATGAGAATGGCAAAAGCGATATTCCTCTTCAGTACAATGGTGGGCTTGATCCAAAAACTTCACAAATAAATCCTGAATTTAGAAAGGCAATATTTGATGCTGCTGCTCCAATTAGGCAGGAGCAGGCTAGATTGAAAAAACTTTCAACAATCGCGCTTGCAGGTCAGAGAAACACAAGAGAGGGGCTGAAGTCTCAGCTTGATTCTGGAGCTATCACTCCTCAGGAGTATGAAGAACTTTTGCCGACAGCTAGAACTGAAGGTGGAGTTGTCGAACAGAGAACTCAAAAAAACATCAAGGATCTTGTTGATGAGGGTCTTCTTGATCTAAACAACAAGGCCGATGTTGCCACTGCCAGCAGGGCAATTCGATCAAACCTGAAGACGCCAACTAAGATTGTTGATTCAGTAACGGCTTCAGACAGCGCAACCAATCAATTGGACAATGCGCTTCAAAAAATACAAGCATTCGACGCAAAGTACGGTACAAACGCTTTTAGTCAGTATGTTGGACCTGTCGATGAGCCGTTTTTTAGAGCTGAAGGAAAATTCAAAGGGTTAACTTCGGCAGAAAAACAAACAGCCAGAACAATTCAACAACAAATCGCTCAAGTTGTTCAAAATTATCGACTAGGTATTTTCGGTCAAACTCTTCAACCAAACGAGCAGAAAAACATGGATGACATTGTTGGAACTGCCAGAGGAAATGATTATCTAGTTTTAGTAGGTGGATTTAATGACAATTTGAAGAGCGGTTTGAAGCGAACAATTTCAAACTACAAATTCAACGCTGACATTCCGATTAATATCAAGAGGACTCACGCTCCTGAGATTTTTGTTTCAGGTCAGAGGCAAGATGTTCAAACAGTACCACCGGCTGAACAGCCAGTGTCTGCTCAGGATGTTTTTAAAAACATAAGGCAAAACGCTCCTCAAGTGAATCCAGCTTTATCCGCTGAACAGCCGTTAAAAATTGGACGCTTTGGTGTAACTGTTCGCAAATAATCAAATGCCAACCTACAGCATTACAGACCCTTCTTCTGGAAGAACAGTTGATCTGACTGGAGATTCTCCGCCTAGTGAGCAGGAGCTTGAGGAGATTTTTAAAAACATCCCAACGACACAGGCTCCAGACGCCGTTTCGGCGATGTCCTCGCAGTATCAGGCTCCGCAAAGGACCGGACCCGACCCTTACGCGAGCATGTTTCAGGCTGGCTCAACTCAGCAGCTTCAGACGGCTGTCGATGACGCCGGTAAGATTGGAGAGCAAAAGGCTGTTCAAGGAGAGTCTGGCCAATATGTGACGCCGTATTTCCAGCGTCCCGGCGTGATGACGGCTCCTCCAAGCGTTGCGCTTTCTGAGCAAGAAAAACAAAGAGCAACAGAGACGCTTGCAAAACTTCCTCGCTACGCAGCGGGGCCAGCCCTTCAAGCTGCTGGAGTTCCGCTTCCGATTGGTCAAGCGATTGGTGAAACCGCATACCAATTGATGATGGGTGAAACTGACCCTAGAAAGATTGCCTCTGAAGCGGCGAAAGAAGCGGTTACGTCTTTAGGTGGTGGAGCTGCAAAAATTCTTCCGGGGCCGATTAGAAGGGGTCTTTTTGAAACTGGACAAACACTTTTTAGTGCTGCGGCAAAAGTTCCTATTCAAGGTGCGACGCGAGGAATTGCTGGA